TGAGCATGGAGATTATCCCTAATCTGTGTTAGTTTAGGTATAGTGGTTCTATTTTTCCACCCACCTTGGTTGTTAGAGGTAGTTGTGGTGTCAGTAGCAAAAAGATAGTTTCTTAACTCCTTCCACTCTTCTTCTTTAGATTGTTTCTGCATTTTCCATTTACGATAAAGTTGACTAATCTGCCTAGCTTCACCTTCAGGCTGCAATAAATTATTAATACTAGCTACGTCACCTGCCATTATGTCTTCCTCTTTTTATTTTTTGTTGCTTTCTTTTTAACAACTTTCTTTTTTTTAATATCTCTAAGTTGTCCTACTAGGTTCTTTTTAACCGTACTTACAGGTCTTCCTGCTGTCTTGGCTTTACCCCTATTCTCAATCTGAGTTGTTTCTGTTTTAGTATTGTCTTTAGGAACGTCCACACCTTTCCTTTTTGCAGCAAGTTTTATTGCTGTATCTGTATTAGCTTTTACACCAGTATGTAGTCCCACTTCATCGCTACGTCTACGTTGTTCTTTTCGATAAGCACCTGTCTCTGCATTGCTTCTCACTAGTTTTCTTTTTGCCATTACATCATACCTCCAAATCTAGGGTGAACTTTAAGACTATCAATACTCACAACATTACTTGCCCATTGTCTAGGGATAACGGCAATCTTAATAGCATTAGATAGGGCTTCTTTTACATCATCATGTGGTGGTCGTTTAAGTACCAATTCTTCTTCTAGTACTTGACAGTTACCTGACTTATAGTGCCATACAGATTGATTCTCATACTTAGGTTCAAGTATCGCTGATACCCTTTCTTCCTTGTCACCTTCTTGTCTAGATGGTCTATACTCATCTATTACTAAAGGCAACCCGTTAGGTTTAATATAACTCTCTTTGAGTTCATTAACAATCTGCTGTTGTGCTACTGTTACTTCAGCACACAACTTTCTGAATCCCCATTTGTTCTGGGCTTTAACAATATGATTAAAATACTCTACAATACGATCTGTCTTAAACCTATCAATGTCTAGTACATAGAAATTACCAGAGGAAGATACCCCTACAGTTACCAGTGCTGTATAATCAGCCTTTCTCTTTAAGGAGAATGCGAAATCTATCGCTGCATAAGTAGATAATTTCTCTCTAGCCATAAACCAATACTCCCCATTCTTTGTTAAAAGTCTAGGTTCATAGTATTGGAACTTCTCTGGGTTAATTCCCCCACTTCCTATAGCATTAGGATTATTATAATATTGTGCATAAAAATGCTCATGTATTAAATACTTAGCTTTAATACCTGCAAGTATCTTCTGGTTAAATCCAAACCATTGTCCATCAGGCCTTTGTTTCCGAGGCCATAAAAACTCACCTTCTGTTTCTACTTGCCGTTCAAAGACCTCATATACATTGTCTGTATCTGCTTCATTTCCCTCATCATCATATATAGTCACTTGCATACTAATAAAGTTACTGTAGATGTCTCTAGGATCATATCGAGTTCCTACTGCTACTTCTTCTGCATTAGGATTTTCAATAGATGCGAGTTGAGAATATAAAGCCTCTACTTTGTCCCTACCATCCTGAGTATAGGCATTATTAGGCACGACCAAATCGTCCAGAACCACCAAGTCTGCGTGGAAACCAGTAACATTAGCAGTAATTCCAGCAGCCTTAACCGTACTATCCCTAACACCCTCTCTTTTCCTGATTGGATGATCTACACATATTTCTTCTACAGCCCATTTCTCTCTCTTTCCCTCTTCTGTTTTTAACATCTCAGGCCAATATCTTGCATAGATTTCACTATCTAATATTAACTTAATTTGATATAATTGTTTTTCTGCTAAAGGTGCTGTTGCTGATATATATAATACTGTAATGGCAGGATTCTTTGTTATCTTCCATGCCGTATAATATGCAGCCAGTTTACTTTTCATGTGACCACGAGGCAGCAATACAAGTCTATTAGGCTTTGCATCCTGCCTAGTAAGCCATTGCATTAGTTCCTCATGGATCAATCCTATTAGGAGATGCGGAGCAACTAGCCTCACAAAGGAGATAAAGTTGTTCTCCGCCAATACCCTAATCTGTCCTACTCTAGAGCTAACCACGAACTCTATTTCTCCATTCATGGATTATCTTTAAAGCTGTCTCTGCTTTACTCAATCGTTTGAGTAATTCACTTCTGGAAAGCTGCTCAATGGATCTGGACAAATTGCGGGGGCTAGAAGCGTTTGACACCCTGTCAGCATCAATATGGTCAATAGCATTGTTAAATTTCTCATCAAGTTCCTCTTTAAGTTTATCATTATGTTTATCAATTTTAATACTAGTATCCGATTGATATTTACCTAGTGCTTCCAATCCCGCAAGTTCCTTTACAGCGACATCCCGCTGACGGGCTGTGTATTGTCTCCATCCATACATCCCGCCAAGGACAACTGTATAAGCTAATATCACATATACCATTATATCCATCTATGCTTCTGAGCCTTGTTCTTTAATAGCAGTAACAACCAAGCCAAATACAAATGCTATGACAGTGGTTAGTTGTAGCTGTTGTTCTACTGTTAGATCTAGTCCAAAGTGTGCTGCACCCCAAACTAAAGCACCTACTGCTGCTGTTTGAGTACTCTTTTCTTTAAGTCTTGCTTTAAGCCAATTCAACATAATAAATCCCTATAAAATATACTACATAAGCGCATGGAATACCGAGATAAGCGAACCATAGATCTCTTCTCCATACTGTTACTTTCCTTCCGTGTTGATAATACTCCCTGCTTAAAGGGAATAGTATTACTAACCAGACAAACCACAATGGTTGCCATAGTATTAATAATGCGGGTACAAAGGCTGTAGCCCAGTGTGCAGGTTGATTAACCAACCATTCCATTGCCCAACTACGTTCTTTACTCATTTATTACCCTCACTCTAGAATTAAAAGGAGTAGCAAGAATCTGTCTTGTCTTAGCTCCTTCTGTTACCATTTCATTTCTAAAACTCTCTGTAGCTGATGCTCCTTTACGGGCTTCATTTGCAGTGTTAATTAATAAGGCGGGCATCCATGCAATAGCACAACCCCAATCATCTGTGTCTTCATCCGTATTAACATTTTTACCTGATACTCTAATGTACCAAGGACAACGGACAATAACCTGCTTACCATTAACGGTTTTAACTTCTTCACATTTAGCCCCTAAAGGGCATTCTCCAGTTTCTACATCCATCAGTCTTTACTGCATAAAATTATGTTAATATATGAGACATCCAAATTAATAGCACTCCCAGAAAAGGTGTGACTATGTGTTGCCCCTCCTCCTGTATTGCCAATAATTTGTCTACGAGCATCACTCGTTCTAGTAGTATCTGTTCCACTATAATGCGCTCCCGCTACACCGCCTTGAGAGTTCCAAATAGGACGAATAGTACTATCATCCTGTGATTTAGAAATTACACTATGAGAGTGAGCGGGCATTTGGGCTGTTGTAAGCGAAATAGCACTAGTTGTACCACTTGTAGTCTGACTAGCAAAAGCTGTTTCAAAAGCTACTGAGCCACCTGTACCTCCCCCAGTTCCCGATACTACTCTAAATGCTTTATCATTCTGAGAAGTTATCTTAGTCCACCCTGTTGGTGCATTGGCTTGCCAAAATAGCATGACAGTACCCGCAGGAATTGCAGAAGTAGGATAAGTAGGTAATGTTGTCCAAGCAGCACTAGATCCATTAGTTGTTAAGTACTTACCACTATGAGATGTTTGAGTAGGTAATGATGCAGTGGCTACTAATTGCCATTTAACATTGCTTAAATCTGTACTAAATGTACCCGATGTATGTGCTAAAATACAAATATAACTTGTTCCACTATTCTCAACAACATCTCCTATTATATAAGCAGTAGAAGTTGCCCACGGCCCTTTCCAATCCCATCCCTCAACAACAATTGGATTACCTAGATTAAGAATGTTCTGTCCATTCATATCCAATGAACCCGTCATTGTATTTGGGGCAGTTCCGTCTCTAGAAATAGTATTCTCTATAGCTGCTTCTACTAAAGCATTGTTAGCATTAACCGCAGCAGTAGATTGATAGCCAGTAGTTACATCTGTTAATGTTAATTTTG